CTCAAGCAAAACCGGACGAGATAGCTCGTCAGATTGCTCAGCTCACCTCCGGGCCGGCGGCTCGCAAAGACGCCGAAGATCGCCGCCAGAGAAAGCCCCGTAGGTCCGGCCCAACCGCCGGGCGAGGGTATGGATCCCACCATCGAGCGCTCCGTAAGAATCTGGCGCCGCAAGTTGCGGCCGGAGTGGTCGATTGTGCGCGCTGTGGCTTCAAGATCCTCTCCGGCGAACCTTGGGACCTCGGGCATGTCGACGGAGACAAGACCCGGTATCGCGGCCCCGAACACGTCGGCTGCAACCGCAATACGAAAGGCAAGCAGCCGAACCGCCGGCAGTCGAGGAGATGGTGATGTGCCCACCCTGAAGAAGCTTCCCCGGGACAAGCTGAACGACAAGGCCCGAGCCCTCGGCATCGAGAAGCCGGAGCACCTTCGGAACCGCGCCGCCGTAGTCGAGGCGATCGAAGCACACAAGGCGGCAGCCGACGCAGCGAATCCCTTCGGTGGCACCGCCCGCGTTGTCAGCGTCTTCGGCGCTTTCAATTCCCGTTGTCTCATAGAGGTCTCGGCCGAGACGGCCGCCGAGGCTTTCGGCCGCTTGGACGAGGCCGCAAGGACCAACGCGATCGACTCGGTCGAACGCGACCTGGCCGAAATTCGGAAGGCCGACAAGGCGCTGGCGGAATCGGCGATGGCGGCTGTCGCCGTGCGTCTCGCCTACGAGCTTGAGGACCCCTACAACTCCGCGACCTCCAAGTCGATGTGCGCGAAAGCCCTGAACGACACGCTCGACCGACTTCGCGAGCTGGCGCCAGAGGAAGAGAAGGGAAAGAGCACCCTTGACGAGATCGCAGAGCGGCGCCAGGCACGACTTGAAGGGAAGTCAGCAGCCGCGAATTAGTTGCGTCCCGCCCTACGCGTCCTCCACGGGACAGGAAGCCGTCGAACTGGCTCACGCTGCCGGGCTCATCCTCGACCCCTGGGAGGAGCTGGTTCTTCGGGAGTCCCTGGGGGAACGCCCGGACGGCAAGTGGTCGGCCTTCGAGGTCGGCCTGGTCGTCGCCCGCCAGAACGGGAAGGGAAGCATCCTCGAGGCCCGCGAGCTGGCCGGCCTCTTCCTGTTGGGCGAGCAGTTGATCGTCCACTCGGCCCACGAGTTCGCCACGGCGATGGAGCACTTCCGCCGGATGGAGCAGCTCATCGAAGGCTGCCCCGACCTCTATCGCCTAGTGGCCAAAATGCCGCACTCCCACGGCGAAGAGGGCATCGAGCTGAAGAACGGCCAGCGGCTTCGGTTTCGGACCAGGACGAAGGGTGGCCTCCGCGGGTTCACCGGAGACCTCATCGTCTTCGACGAGGCGATGATCCTCCCGACTGCCTCCCACGGCGCGATCCTCCCGACCCTCTCCGCCAAGTCGATCCTCGGCAACCCGCAGGTCTGGTACACGGCCTCCGCCGTCGACCAGTGGATTCACGAGCACGGCGAAGTGCTCGCCGGTGTTCGCGAGCGGGGCATCAAAGGCGACGACCCGGCGCTCGCCTACTTCGAGTGGTCTGTCGAGGCCAAAAACCCCGAAGAGGTGGGCGAGCTCGCCAACGACCCTGAATGCTGGGCGCAGGCAAACCCCGGCCTCGGCATTCGCATCTCGGCCGAGCACATCGAACGCGAGCAGCGATCGATGGACCCTCGCACCTTCTCAGTCGAGCGCCTTGGCGTGGGAGACTGGCCGAGCACCGATGGCAGCTCTGGCCAGGTCATCAGCGAGAAGGCCCGCATCGACTGCATCGACCTGGAATCCGAGGCCGAGGACCCCGTTGTTCTGACCTTCGACGTAACCCCTGATCGTTCGTTCACCTCCATCGGGTGCGCCGGCCGCCGACCCGATGGCTCAGAGGGCAAGTGGCACATCGAGGTGATCGACCGCCGACCTGGCACCGGCTGGGTCGTGGCCCGGATGATCGAGCTGCGAGACAAATGGCAGCCCGTCGAGATCGCTTGTGACGGGAACGGACCCGCCGCCTCCCTGATCGGTCCCCTGGCCAAGGCCGGGATCGATGTGAAGGTCATCGACGGCAAGGAACTCGGCAAGGCCTGCGGGGTCATCTTCGACGCCTTCGAGGAGACCGAAGTTCGCCACCTCGATACGGATGAGTTGAACGCCGCCATCAAGGGCGCGGCGAAACGTCCACTCGGTGACGCCTGGGCCTGGTCGCGGAAAACCTCCAGCGTCGACATAGGCCCCCTGGTCGCGGTGACGGTAGCCCTCTGGGAGGCATCGCAGGGCGACAGCGTCTCGGTGTACGAGGAGCGCGACCTGCTGGTTCTGGACTAAACCCTGACGAGGAGACCGATGAAGCTTTCCGACGCGCTCACCCTGCTCGGCCTGGTGCTCATCACCGTGGGCGCCGGAATCGCCTACCTCCCCCTCGGGATCGCCCTGGCGGGCATCTTCATGCTCCTGGTCGGCATCGGCCTGTCCGGTAAGAAGGCTGGCTCAGTTGATCGCTGAGGCCTTGACGCGCGCTGTGCGCGGCCACGTACTGGGCGAAGGTGAGGAGTTCGACCTGCTCCTCGGCGGTCAGCGGCCGGCCTCAGGGGAGAGCGTCACGCCTGAGACGGCACTAAAGGTCGCCGCTTTCTACGCCTGCGTCTCGATCATCACCAGCGCGGTGCGGATGATGCCCTGCGAGGTGCGCAAGGACGTCGGTAACAACGTCCTGGTTCCGGATCGCTCCTCCCGACTTTGGCCTCTCCTCTACAGCCAGCCCAACCCCGAGATGGGCGCCGGCGAGATGTGGGAGCGGCTGGTCTGGTCGGCCATCACCAGAGGCAACGGGTACGGCTGGCTAGAGCGCGGGGCCGATGGTCGAGTGGTCGGCATCTGGCCCCTGAATCCCGGCCGGGTGGAAGTCGGGCGCAACCCGTTGACGCGGCGCAAGATGTTCGCGATCACGGCCGGTGACGATCGGGAACGGGTCCAGTGGGTCGGCGGGACCGACGACATCATTCACGTGAAGGGCGACCCGGGCCCGGACCCGCTGCTCGGCGTTTCGGTGGTTCACCGTCTCCGTGAGACCATCGGGCGTTCGCTCTCCGAGGACCGCCACAGCGCGACGACGATGCGCAATCAAGGGCGCCCTTCGGGCATTCTGAGCATCCCCGGCAAACTCGACAAGGATCGGGCCAAGGCGCTGGCAGAACGCTGGCAGAACGCCCACGGTGGCTCCCAGAAGGCCGGGCGGACCGCCGTGCTGGAGGAAGGCGCGACGTGGGCGGCCGTATCGCTCAGCGCCGCGGACCTGGAGCTTGTGCAGCAGCGCGCCGTATCCCGTGAGGACATGGCGATCGCGTTGAAGGTGCCCGGCGACATGGTGCTCGCTGGCAATTCCGCGAACCTCCACTACTCCACCGACAACACGCGCGACGTCCGGCTCGTGAAGCACGGCGTCTCGCCGTGGACCCATCGTCTCCAGGAGGCGCTGGAAGTCTGCCCGATGCTGCCGTGGGGCCGCAAGCGCTACCCGCGCTTCAACCCGGACGGGCTGTTGCGCGCGGACCGTAAAGAACGCTACGAAGGCCATCAGATGGGCCTCGGCGCCAAGTTCATCACCAAAAACGAGGTCCGCGCCATCGAGAACCTGCCACCCGTCGAGGGCGGAGACAAGCTCGCCCCAGAGATCGACCCGACCCCTGCCGCTAAACGAGGAGCATTGAATGCCTGACGTGACTACGCGCACCCCACCCGTCACCGATGGCCAGCGAGAGGCCCGGTGCGTCACCTTCACCGACATCGAGGTCCGCGAGACCGACGGTGGAGGGATCACTGTCTCCGGCTATGCGGCGGTCTACGACTCGCCATCGGAGGATCTTGGCGGGTTCATTGAGGAACTGAAGCAGGGTGCGTTTCGGAAGGTGCTCCGCTCGCGGCCGGACGTGCGCTTCCTCGTCAACCACGAGGGCGTTCCCTTTGGGCGGACCGTGGCTGGCACCCTCCGTCTCAAGGACGAGCCGAAGGGGCTCAAGAACGAGTGCGACTTCCCCGACACGCAGGCTGCTCGGGACCTCGCCACCAGCATCAAACGTGGGGACATCAATCAGATGAGCTTCATGTTCCGGGTTGAGCCCGAAGGACGCGAGTGGTTCTTCCCGGACGACCCCGACGAGTTGGCGCGCCGTGTCATCTACGAGATCAGCGAGCTGTATGACGTGTCGATCGTCACCTTCCCTGCATACCCGGCCACCGAGATCGGCGTGCGCGGGATGATCGCCGGAGAGGCGATCGCGACGCCCGAGGGGCAACTAGACGAGGCGCGGTTCGTAGATGTCAGCGAGCGCGTCCACGCTGGCGACCTCGAGGCGAGCGCCGCCGAGCGCCGCGAGCTCGACCGGGCTGCCGATCGACTCGACACGGTCACCCCCTGGCAGCGAGAGCGGGCCCTTCGCACCGCCGAGGCCCCGGTCGAGCCGGTGGCGGAGGAGTCAGCGGCTTCGGAGGAGCGTGCTGAGCCCGAGGCTGAGGTTGCCGAGGAGGCTCCCGCTGAGGAGCGCGACGCAGAGGATTTCGGGCTTGAGGTTCGCCGTAGGCGCCTCGCCCTTGCCGAAGACTTTCAGCCTCAGGGCTGAAGACTCAGGCCATCTCGGCCTGACGCAGTAGCAGCGTAGAAAACGCCACTTGACAGGCGGGAGAGCCGTCGCCGGGATGCCCACGTAGCCGGCGGCAGATGGTTGCCCAAGCCTGACGGGACGAGTGCGTGTGATCGATGGGGTTTCGAGACCTGGACGGCTTCTGTCGTAGCTGGTCCTCGCGCCCTCGCGATTCGCCAATCACGAATCGAGAGGAGTTCCCGATGCCAAAACGCATTGGAGACATCATCGAGGAGCGCGCAGGACTCGTAGAGGACATGCGCGGCATCCTCGACAAAGCAGACGGCGAGAGCCGTGACCTGTCCGCTGAGGAGCGGCAGGAGTATGACCGCAAAGACGAGCGGACGACCGAGCTGACGGCGGACATCCGCCGGCACGAGAAAGCCGAGTCCCACGAGGGGCTGGATATCCGGGCCATTTCCGCCGGCGAGGAGGAGCGGGAGGAAACCGAGGTTCGGACCTTCACTCGCGACTCCGACGAGTATCGGGACGCGCTGAGCGCCTACGCCCGCCACGCGGACCTGACCGCCGAGCAACGCTCGACCCTGAATGTCGGGGAAGACAAAGAAGGCGGCTTTGGAGTGCCCGAGGAGTGGGGCACGCTCCATGAATCGCTCCGGGAGTCCGGGACGATGCGTCAGCTCGCCACCGTGATCACCAGCGAAGCGGGAACGCCGTTCCACGTGCCGTTCGTGAAAGCGGATGCTGACGCCCCTGGGAAAGTCAAAGAGGCCGAACTGATCCCGGACGACGCCGACGAATTCGGCGAGAAAATTATCCAGGCGTACAAGTACGCACGGATGACCCTCGCCTCGGAGGAGATCGTCCAGGATGCCCTGTTCGACGTGGCCGCATTCGTCGGCTCGCGTCTCGGGTTCGACCTGGGTCGCGTGGTCAACAAACCGTACATCGCAGGTACCGGCACGGAAGAGCCGGAGGGTCTGTTCGCGAAAGCGACCGTTGGCCTCTCCACGGTGTCCAAAACCGCCGGTCCGACGGTGGACAACCTGATCGACCTCCAGCACTCGATCATCCGTCCCTACCGCGGCAGCGCGGTCTGGATGATGGCTGACTCCACGCTGGCGATCGTCCGGAAACTGAAGGACAAAAACGAACAGTACCTCTGGCAGCCGAGCATTCAGCTTGGCGAACCGGACCGGCTGCTCGGCAAGCCCGTCTACTCGGATCCCGACGTAGACGCGGTGGGCGCGAAAAAACTCGTCGTCGGCTTCGGCGACGTGCGACGTGCCTACATGATCCGCGACGTGCTTGGCGTCACTCTGCGTCTCCTCACGGAGCGCTACGCCGATAAGGGCCAGGTCGCCTGGCGCGGCACGCTGCGCACGGGCGGCGCGATCGTGGATGCGAACGCATTCAAGGTCGCCAAATGCGCTGAATAGAAAGCAATGGGTGGGCAGGGGCTTCGGTCTTGCCCACCCGCTTTCCGTTGAAAGGAGCTGAGTATGGGGACCTCCAAAGACCAGCGTCCTAGCGAGTCTCGCCGTGAGCCCAAGGAGCGGGTGGAGAAGCGAGATGGCCAACGCCGTCCAGCCGGAGCACAGACGACCGACTCCCGACGGGCCGCAGAGGCAGAGAGACGGGGCTGATGGAACTCACCACGCTTGAGGCGCTGAAGCCCTACCTCGGCCGAGAAGAAGTCGGGGGAGAGGAAGCGGGAGAGACGCCCGACTCGGTGTTGACCGAACAGATCAAGGCGGCCTCGAGCCTGATCACCAACTTTGCCCGCCGGGAGTTCCTGCCCGCGAGCGGTACCCGCGAGTTTGCTCATGACGGCGGCACCTTCCTGGATCTAGATCCCTTCGACCTTCGCACGCTCGAATCGATCACGGTCGGCGGCACGGAACTGGACGAAGGGCTCTATGCGCTTCGTCCCAAGCCGTCCAAGGACGGCGTCTACCAGTGGATCACCCTGGCGAGCGACCCCGGCGAGTGCGAGGTGTCGATCGCCGGCGTTTGGGGCTTTGCAGAGATTCCCGCCGACATCC